GCTAAGGACCTTGAGGCCAGCTTTATCGGTTATGACTGGGTATGCAGAAAAGGCCGATCAAAGGCTAGGAACGGGGCTTTCCAGCGAGGTAAGGGCGGATATTGCAGGGTATGCCATCCAGTCATGGTTGTGGCCTCAGTGTGGCACTTGTGATGGTCGTGGAATGGTTGGAGAGTATGGCACTGTACAGAACATTTGCACGGACTGCGGTGGATCAGGCAAGCATAGGGATATGAGCCTAGGGTTCAACGAGGATCTATTGAAGGATGACATTATCAAGACGATGGACAAATGCACGCTTGATGCCACGGTTAATATGGCTAGGCTTTTGGCTGATACTTGATGGCGTGATAAAATAGAGTGTATTGGTATTATTTGGTGATTTATGGCGCGTGTATCGAGTGAACAGTGGACAGAGGCTAGGGCGCGCAGAGAGGCTGGCGAGTCAATTACAGATGTAGCCAAATGGCTTGGAGTTGATCGAGCCCTTGTGTCGCGTCGAGCAAAAGCAGAATCTTGGTCTAACGGAGAAGATGTCGAAGAGACTATTCGGCGAAAAGTCACGGAGAAGGTCACGGGTATTGTCACGGCCTGTGACCCTAAAAAAAAGGCTGAAGCATTAGACGCCGCAGCATCTAGGCGTGCCGATGTTGAGATTAGACATCAAATTGAATGGGAAGAACACAAGTCTCTAGTAGATCAAGCAATTGCAGCGCAAGACTTTGATGCGGCCAAGTTAGCCAAGATCACAGCGGAAACTTTGAAGATCCGACAAGAGGGCGAACGGAAGGCGTGGAGACTAGATACTACGGCTATCCCTCAACAGCAAACGTCATCAGTCATTATCGGTGAAGTCGGCAAGACTGAAGTTAATGAATTCCTCGCAAAATTTAAAGGCCGCCCAATCAGAGAAGATCAAGCAACTAGCGGCGACGGCATGCAGAGCTGACCTAGAAGTATTTTCTAGGTGGTTGTTTGAATCAAGAAAAGGTTTCCCATGGATTTATGGGGATCATCACACGCGCATATGTGATGCCCTAATGAGGGTATTCAATGGCGAGTGTAAGCGGTTAATCATTAACGTTCCGCCAAGATATTCAAAAACTGAGATAGCGGTTGTAAATTTTATAGCTTGGTGTTTCGGTAAAGTTCCAGATTGTGAATTCATTCATGCCAGCTATAGCAGCGCCCTTGCAGTAAACAATAGTACGCAGGTACGCGCGCTAATACAGCATGAGGCCTATAAAGATATTTTCCCCAATGTCCAGTTGGCAAGTGATGCGCAACATCATTGGAAGACTACCGCAGGAGGCGTGATGTATGCTACTGGCGCAGGAGGAACGATTACAGGCTTTGGCGCTGGAAAACATCGACCAGGGTTCGGCGGGGCAATTATCCTAGATGATCCGCATAAAGCAGATGAGGCAAGGTCTGACGTTATTCGGCAAGGTGTTATAGATTGGTTTCAAAACACAGTTGAAAGCCGGAAAAATAGTCCAGATACGCCAATTATTGTAATCATGCAACGGCTGCATGAAGATGATCTTGCGGGCTGGCTATTGCGCGGGGGTAATGGCGAACAATGGGAATCATTGGTTATCCCAGTCTGGAATGAGGACGGTACACCGCTTTGGCCTGAAAAACATGATGCAGATACTCTCCGTCGAATGGAGCAGGCTGCCCCATATATTTTTGCTGGGCAATATCGACAGAGGCCATCTCCGCCAGATGGCGGGTTATTCAAGCCTGACCAAATTAAGACAATTGACGCTATCCCCGCAGAACAGATTAAATGGGCGCGAGGATGGGACTTGGCAAGCACGACAGATGGAGACTATACAGTAGGAGTTAGGCTTGGAAAGCTAAATGATGGGCGGTTTATTATCGGTGATGTTGTTCGCGTCAGAGTTGGGCCAGATGAGCGAGATGCGGCAATTGTAAACACTGCCGCATTGGATGGATATTCCTGTGTCCAAAGTATTCCACAAGATCCAGGGCAGGCCGGTAAAACTCAAGCACTATATTTAACTAGGTCCCTAGCTGGATATAAGGTTATCACATCACCGGAGACTGGAGATAAGATCACCCGTGCAGAGCCAGTAGCAGCTCAAATTAACGTTGGTAATGTTATGATGGTAAGAGGTGATTGGAATCAAGCATTTATTAACGAATTGAGAATATTCCCAAATGGTAGTAATGATGACCAAGTGGATGGATTATCCAGAGCTTTCGGTCAGTTACTAAACTCAAAACGGTCATTTTTTGGATAACTTATGCTTAACTGGCTATTCGGCAAAAAAGAGCAACCTGTTATTAAAGTGGAACTTAAGCCGCGTCATAGTTATTTCAGCACGCACGCTCTAGAGGCCGGTCGGCCATTGGTGAAAATAGGCGATGTGATGAGTAATCTAGTGCGGACCCTGCCCAAGGCGCAGGCTGTCGGCGCGATGGATGATAGCTCAGGTGCGGTAACAGTCAAGATTGCAGCACAGAACCAAGCGAATATCTCAGACGCTGTGGCGATGTGGTATGCCGCCCAGGGGTTTATCGGGCATCAACTCTGCGCTATTCTGTCGCAGCACTGGCTGATTAATAAGGCGTGCTCTATGCCTGGGCGTGACGCCATCCGTAACGGGTATGACATTGTTGCGGTTGATGGGGATGATCTGCCCAAAGAAGCAATCAAACTCCTGAACCGTGCTGATCGACAAATGAAGATCAAGTATAACCTTGAGCAATTCGTCCGAATGGGGCGTATTTTTGGTATTCGTGTTGCGCTATTTCAAGTCGATAGCACTGACCCAGAGTACTACGAAAAGCCATTTAACATTGATGGCGTCGAGCCGGGGTCATATAAAGGCATCGTGCAGGTTGACCCATACTGGTGCGCCCCTCAACTTATGGGGTCATCAGTTTCAAATCCAGGGACGATGCATTTTTATGAGCCCACCTATTGGCTGATCAATGGTAAGAAATACCATCGGTCACATCTTGTGATCTATCGACCGCATGAAGTGCCAGATCTGATAAAGCCGAGTTATCTATATGGCGGGCTCCCTGTCACTCAGTTAATTATGGAGCGCGTCTACGCTGCTGAGCGGGTAGCCAATGAGGCCCCAGAGTTAGCAGAGACGAAACGCACGACTGTATGGCGCACCGATATGTCCGCCATTGCAGCGAACCCAGATAAATACTCTGTAAAGCTCGGTGATAAAGATGGGGATGAGTTCCAGCAGTTTGATACATCTCTGGCAGACCTTGATTCTGTCATCATGACGCAGTATCAGATTGTCGCTGCGGCTGCAAACGTGCCAGCAACAAAACTGCTAGGGACTACACCAAAGGGGTTTAACTCAAGTGGGGATTATGAGGCTAAGAGCTACCACGAGGAGTTGGAGAGTATTCAGGAGCATGACCTCGCCCCGCTGCTTGAGCGCCACCACGCGCTGTGCATGCGCTCTATCGTCATCCCAGAACTAGGAATAGATCATGTCGAAACCTCGGTGGCTTGGCGTCCGGTCGATTCCCCTACAGCTCAAGAACTAGCTGCAACGAATCTAGCAAAGGCGCAAATTGGGCAAGCCCTAGTCACATCGGGCGCGATTGATGGGCAGGACGAGCGCAAGCGCATTGCCATGGACCCAACATCAGGATATCACGGAGTTGGGGCGGATGACGAATCCGAGGATACGCAAGTCGCTGGATTGCTGGATGAGATTGAACAGGCGCTAAATGGCTCAGAGTGAGATTATTGGGCCTGCGATTCGGCCTAGTGCGGGGGTACAGGATGAGTATGTTAAGGCCATCCTGACTATCATTAAGCGCATGCATCGGGATATCCGCACAGAGCTAGAGATTGTTTTCAAAGAGAACGATCTAGCCGACAATCCAGCGCACGCAATGGATGGCAGCCCTAGCGCTCAAGCTCGCATCGCTATCAATGGCCTACGCAAGAAGTATTCCGTGATATTCAACAAGGTTGCAAAGCTAGCGACTAGGCGGATGATTTCGCGCACGCTAAAGTCTGTGAATATCTCGGCACAAATGACGCTGCGAGAAATGAGCGAAGGGTTAAAGCTCGACCCTAGTTATTTGCAATCAGACTGGATGCAAGAGATTATCACGGCAGGTGCTGCTGAAGCTGCTGGGTTGATTAAACTCATTCCAGAGAAATATCTCACAGACGTGCAGGGCGAGGTCATGCGGTCTGTGACTACAGGGAAAGGGATGAA